ATTGATTGAAAGATCTGTTGACGAGCTAGACACTCTTCACGAAGCAGTTTCTGCGAGTTGGGAAATTGGATTTAGCGAGTATGATATTGTGGTTGGCAGCAACAATCTCAAAGATGGAGAGCGTATTGATCCGAAACACTTTAATGAATTCAAGACAATGCTCAGAGCTTATGGTGGAGCTGGCAAAATGAAAGATGGAACTAAAGTTTTCAGGCTTCTCAAAGGAGAAATCTTCCCACTAGGCATTGGCTTTACTACAAAACCAGCCGCAGATGTAAAAGGACTTTATTCAGAAAATGCAAGCTCCAATAGCATCTCCTTTAAAGATAAGAGAGACGCTAAAACATTTTTTGATATTAAAAATAACATTTTTTCTAAAAAAAATAACGCTTTTATTTCCCATTTAGAAAATAACGATGTAAAAAACAAAAAAGAAACTAATATGGATATTGAACAAATTCTTGCAGAACTGAAAGGTCTCCTTGTTGAGAAAAAATTCTCGGAAGAGGCAGTCGCCAACATGACGCAGACCTTTGCTGAGGCAATCAAAAAGAAAGACGAAGAATATCGCGAATCTGTGACCAAAGCCGAAAAAGAAAAAGAAGATATGGCTAAGGAAAAAGAGGAGATGAAAAAGTCTGTCAAAAAAGTTGAAGACGAATTGAAAGCAGCTTTGGATAAAATCCAAGAATTTGAAAACTTCAAAAAACAAGAAGAAGCTGTCGCTCGTTTCAATCTTCGCATGGACACTATTGATCAAGCTTATGAACTTGACGACGAAGATCGCAAGGTTCTCGCTTCTGATTTGAAAGTTCTTCCTGAAGGAGAAGAAGCTTTTGCTTCGTATCAAGAAAAAATTGCCGTTATGTGGAAACACAAGAGCAAAGAAGCTAAGGCAGAATTCGAAAAACAAATTCAAGCTCGTATTGCAGAAGAAGTCGCTAAGAAGCTGTCGGTTTCTACCGCTTCGGAAGGCAAAACCACAGAAGAAATCGCTCAAGAAGCTCTTGACAACGCTAAAGCTTCAGAAGGAACTCTTCCAAATAACAACGAGAAGCAGTCGGAGCAACCAGTCTCCTTCAAAGAAAAATTTGCTAATGCATTTAGCAGAGAGAACATTGTAATCTCCTAATCTACAACAAAAAACAATCTAATCAAAAAATAATATGGCACTTAGAACACTACCATTCAGACAGTATAACGAAACTGATGTCATCAACATGTTCGCTCTTGGCACTGGATTCATTAATGAATCTGTTGTCGATAGCGGCAATGGCGATGCTGGCGTTTTCGTTACCGTAGAGTCTGGCGATCTCAACGCTGAAACTATCACGTATGACAACGCTTACGGCTCGTATCTTGGCAAAACAAATTACCCTCACGTTGGCTCGAATCAATATCCACGGGTTACGCTTTCGCTGAAACCAGCGACTTCTGGCGATGCTCTGTTGGGCATGACCCTGCGTCAAACTGCTAAGTTTGATGAAAACGGCGAGAAACTCCTTTATTACAGACAGAAAGCTGAAGAGCTGATGTGTATGCTCCCTGGTCAGGCAGTTCCTGTTGCTACCAGAGGTGTATTCACTCTTGCAGCTTCTGCGTTCGCTGGCGCAGTTCCAGCAGTCGGCTCTGGCTTCAAACTTCCTAGCGGTGTAAGCGGTAAAGTTACTGGTTGCGCTAATAGCGATGCTCAGAGAATTGGATCGGTGCTTGCTACTGGTTCGAGAACAGCTAGTGTTTCCACTGCAAATCTCGTAGACCCGCTCACTGGTGCTTATGCGATTGTTCGCCTTGGTCTCTAATTTTAACCTAGAAATATCACATGAAAATTACTCTTAAAAGAACTCCTGAACAAATCGAGCTTGTGAAAGCTATGGCTTCGAAAAATCGCGCTATCGCGACTGAAGCCCAAGTTGCACTCGCTGAGTTTATCGGTCCCGTCTTGGCAGAAGTGATCAACAATGCTCCTACGCTGAGCAACTTGTTCACATCGCTGCAATTCAATGCCGATGACAATCCTAGCATTCCGCTTGACCTCTATTACGATGTCAACGCTGAAGACTATATCACTGTCTACAGCCAAAGCGCTGCTGGCGGTCTTCCTCAGAACCAAGTGCTTCCTACTGTTTCTGAAATGAAGATTCACACCTACACTCTTGATTCCGCATTGAGCTTTGATAAGCGCTATGCTGCTAAGAGCCGCTTGGATGTGATTAGCAAAACCTTTACTCGCCTTGCTCAAGAAATCCTTTTGAAACAAGAAAAGACTTCGGCAAATTTGCTGCTTGGCGCTCTTGCTAACGCTCAAACCAATGGCAAGAAGCACGTTCAACGCGCCAATACCAACGGTCGTTTCCTCTTGGCTGACTTGAACGAGCTGTTCACTCTTGCTAAGCGCATTAACACCTCTTGGCTTGGTGGTACTCCAGATGCTCGTCAAGGTCGTGGTTTGACTGACATTATCGTGTCTCCTGAAGTTGTTCAAGAGCTTCGCGCTATGGCTTACAACCCAATCAACACCAAGTCGTCTCCTGCTGGTGGCACTGGCACTGATGGTATCGCTGCTCCTGAAGATATGCGCACCGCTATCTACAATTCGGCAGGTATCCCTGAGTTCTATGGTGTTTCGATCATGGAAATCAACGAGCTTGGTCGTGGTCAACGCTTTAACAGTATCTTCGACACTGTAGCTGGCAACACTGCATTCACTGACGCTGCTGGCGGTAACTCCGCTCAATTCAACGGCGCTAACGAAGAGATCATCATCGGTCTTGATCGTGGTCGCGAGTCTCTGATTCGTGCAGTTGCCGTGGATTCGGAAAACGGTTCGGAGTTCTCTCTGACTGCTGATGACCAATACAGCGTTCGTCAGAAGAAAATCGGCTACTTTGGTTCGATGGAAGAGGGCCGTATGGTTCTCGATACCCGCGCCTTGGTTGGTAAGATCGTTTCTGGTCTCGCCTAATAGATTCAAGCTGGGAGGTTCGCCTCCCAGCTTTTTTAGTAGACCCACCACGCCTCTCAACGATGCGCAATTTGGTGGGTATTTTTTTGCTTAAATTTAATGTTTAAATATTACCATAAAGTATGCCCAAAAAGAAAAAAATCATAGAAGAAGCTAATGGTATGCTTCAAGAACAAAATGCAGAATCGGTAGCAAGCACTGGAAAGAAAACATTGACTCAAGAAATTGAAGAAATGAAAGCTACTGGTCTAGTCGGCACTCCAGAGTTTACCAATAAAATGAGAGAGCTTGAAGTGCTTTTGGGGGTTAGTGAAATTAGTCCATTTGGAACTAACGAGCTTGAAATTTTTGAACAAAACCTTGCAGAAATGTCTCTAGCAGATATGCAAAAACTCGCTTTGAAAATTGGCACCAATCCATATCATGAAAAACCAGTGCTAAAGAAAAGCCTCATCAGAGAGTTTACTGCTTACACGCGCAATAGTCGCCGCAATATCATGCCGACTGCCGTGCAATCTTTTGTTATCGACCACAACAATCCTAAGCACAAAGAATTGTTGAAGCTGTTGAATAACTAAGTGTAAATCAATACATGAGTGCAATAAGCGGTTTAGCTACAAAGATTTTTCAAACAGAGTTTGATGGTGACACAGGAATCATGCCACGTTCTTATATTGAGTCGTGGCTTGATGCTAATTTGGGATTACTGAATACAAGAATTAATACTTCATATAGCGGCTACAACGCTTCATTAGATCAAGAGTCTCAGGCAATCTATAAGGAGATGTATATGTCTCATTATTACAGAAAGCAAGCTCGCAATGCGCTCAAAGGTCTCGTAGGTAATTCAGACGGTTCCGATATTCTGTCTATTAGAGATGGCAATAGCTCAGTAAGCTTCACCAATAAAAATGAAGTTTCAAAAGTTTACAAGTCGCTAGCTGACGAATGCGAAGCAAAGCTAGACAAGCTCGTTCATCAATACAACATGTATCAATCAGAACCTTTACAATTGGGAGGGTTAGAAGTTGATGGAGTGATAACTGTAGCAGATTATCATTCGTTTCTTTGATTAAAAAAAAGACCAACAAAAAAAGGCGCTGTTTTCACAGCGCCTTTTAAGTTTTACTAGTTGACGATTACAAAGTGCCAGTGAACGATCCACTCATAACAATACCATCGTCAGTATCGTTAATGCCACCAATTTGAGCGGAGAAAGTGAAATCTGCCGTCTTGTTGGAGCCGATTGAGCTGGAAACGCTCGAAGAATCGAGCTGAGCGTTTTTGATAATATAACGAACAGCTGGAGTAGAAGTTCCTGGTTGGTTGACAGTAATCATGATTTGAGTTTTTGGATTAGAGTCCAAAATATTCATCAAACTACCGCTACCAATTTCGTTTTGAACACCATTAAGGTTGATTGTTGCGTTAACTGGGAAATCAACAGATCGAGTGTATGAAAATCTTGAACCAAGACGCTGAATTTGAGTACGACTCAATGGAATCGACACACTAGCGCTTTGTAGGTGAATACCGTCTGCGCCGCCAAGTTGACCAAGAATACCACTTGTGCCAAAAGTTCCAAATGTGACAGTGACATCACCAGGACGAAGAGCGGAAACAATACCTGTTTCACTTGATGGGGCTGGCAAAACAACTGCGGTTCCGAGAGAGGTTCCGTTTTCTTGGTTAATTGCTGGATTAACACCAGAGTTTGTTCCAGAGATATTGGATGCGACGATATTTGCAGCTTCAAAACTTACTGTTGCAGTTGGAATTGAACCTACAGCGAACTCGACAGAATAATCTGTCAAATAAGCGTTACCAATGCCAATTACTTGTCTTCCAGCTAGACCGCTGGTTCCAGTTGTGGCGTTCAAATCATTGCCTTCTTGAGAGGTGACAATGAAGAAATTACGACCGCTGCCGCCAGTGATATGCCCACCGACAAATTGTGGAGCTGCGGTTTCTCCACTTCCACTTGGAATAACGCTGAAACCAATTTCTCGCTCATTATTGCCATTTGTAAGGTAATAGCTAAAGTCAAGAGCTACTGTTGGAGCTTCAATAACAATAGAGTCGATTCGGGCAAGTTCACCATATTGGTTAATGTCTTGACGAGCAATATTAAAATTGTAATTAGCCGACTGAACTCTAGACAGATGAAAGTGATCTGCTGATGCTGTCGATGTGGCTTCTCTACTAACGTAGAGACCTTCTGATTGATAGATTACTCTGTTTCGTGCCATAAGTGTTTATCTTTACTTTGTTTACATCAATAATAAAAAAAAGAGAAAAAAAAATTACAAACGCGGAAACCTTTGTTGGTGAATTTCAAAATCAATAAATCCAATAAACAAATCATTCGCCAAAGCTTTTCGGGCTTTATCTGTTAGTTTTGAAGTAACAACATCTTCTATAAAGAAAAGAGGTTGATTTGCGTATTGATTTTTTAAATCAGCATAAGAATAGAATCCGTTTTTGATGTCACCGTATTCAGTAGATGGATGAGCGGAGAAGGGAATGGTTGGAAATACTTCGTTAAGACTGTCTGCAAAAATAGAAAGCGCACCATCAAGTTGATAAGAGTTTTCTGCCATGACTACAGCCTTCATTTGAATCTTTGTTGTATCTTCGCCGCCAAAAGAAAATGGTGCGTTGTTAATTGATTGGCTAGACAAGAAAATAGCTGGCACGACATTATCGTAAGGCTCTATATACGATTGCGCAGCAGAAAAAAGGCGCGAATTTGGCGTATATTTTTTATCAACAATCAAATCTTCTTCGCCGTCATTAGTAAAATAAATATTAAAATCTTTTACGGCAAAAGATCCAGAAACAGAAGCTGAGTTAGAGATTCCACTAGCAAGTGCTCTTCCATTATTAAAATCAAGCAATAAGTTTTGGCTGCGCGGCTGAAAGTTTCCATTGATATAAACTCCAGATGGCACTGTTGCTCCAGTAATAGATGAGTCATTTACCCATTGTTTATATGGACTACCAAAAGCTTTGAAGCGATCATCTAGGCGATCATCTGCATAATAATAAAAAGAGCTGCTTTTATTAGAGTATGCTTGACCTTTTTTAAGAAGGTAATTGTCGAACCACAGCATAAATGAAGTTGTGGCTTTGTGTTGGAATTGTTCGATCATGAGTTATTTAATGTTAAGTTGTGATGATTTTATGGTGGCGAATTGTTGTGTGTATTTTTTGATAAACGAAGATATGTATTGTGTTTTTTTGAAGCCGCCACCTCTAATTTTTTTGCTCGATTGTATACCAGCTTCAGATCTTCCTATACCTGATCTTATGATATAAAAACCTAAGCCAGATATTCCGCTTTCTATACCCTTGGCCCAGCTCCTACCATTAGCCCAAGGCATAGGGGTAATGCTAAAAATGGATGAGGCAGATGGAATTGTAATAGTCGCGACATAATCTTGTCCTTCCCTAAAAGAAATTGTAGAAGATTCTAACAAATCCAAGATAGGATCAATAGGTTTATCTTCTTTTTCAAAACCAATAAATCCAAAAAGGTTTCCAGATCCTCCAAGAGTTCCTGAAATATTTGAAGATTCGGGGCCTCCAAGTATCTCTTTTGTTACTGGTAAACTCAAAAACTCATCAATCATTCTTTTTTTGATTACTTCAAACTCTTGCTGAATAGCGCTCTGCACTTTCATACGCAAGTTATCCGCTGAATCTTTGCGAGCTTTTTTAAGAACGGATTGTGGTATTACAAGTCTAGCGGCATTCATTATTCGTCAATAGGCGTTAAGAAAAATTCATAATAGTTATTGCCAAACAATCCTATTGGATTTCCATCGCTTCTAATAGCAAAAGTGATTCCATCAAATTCAACCTTTCTGGCTTCTTTAATAAACAAGAAACCTTCAGGATCAACTACTATTTTAACAGATCCATTTGGCATGATGATTTTATTTTGAGAATTCGAACCTTTTGAGGAATTTTCAAAAAACTCTTCATCCATTTTAAGATAATAAACTTTCGCCGAAAAAGTTTTTACAACAGTTTCATATTCAAGGTTATTAGTTGCACCAGAAGATCCATATATGGCGTTAAAATTTTGAGAGCTAGCAATGGCAATTCTTTTGGCGTTTTTATAAACAGTTATTTCTCTTGCGAAAGTATCGTGAAGATCAGCGAACTTTTTATTGACTTTATCCATGAGTTTTTGATTAACCAAGCTAGGCATATTGAAATTTACACTTTTTTTACTATTATAAAATAGATAAAATGCACGCCAACGAGTATCTTTTAAGACAGCACAAAAAAGAAGTTACTTCTTTGTTTAAAAATTACCTGAAAATTCTTGAGGATATGAAGGCGGATCACGACTTTCATTATAACAAGCTGTATGAATTGATTCCAGAAAAATATCACCAAGTAATTACTGCGGCCAATCATTTTACGCCAGATAAACTAGCTTGGATCAGAAAAAGAATTCTTGACGGAGGAAACGAATCATTAAGAAATTTTGCAGAAGAAATGGAAAATTTAACAGTTTCTTTTACATTTAAATAACACTATGGAAAAAGGTTTTAAAGAATTGTATAGTTTCTCTGTTGACAGAGAAGTTGAAAAGGAAGTTAGCTCTACTAAAAAAGATAAAAAAACTGGAGAGGAGATTACCGTGACTAAAAAAGTCAAGGAAAAAGAGCCTCTTGTTGTTAAGCTTAAAAAACCTTCTCGTAGAGAGCTTGAAGAAGCTGAGTTGGAATTTAGTGTCGAGATGAGTAAGTGTATCAAAAAAGGCATTCTTACTAAAGCTATGTTGGCTAAAAAATATAGCGATACTGGCGGCTTGATGAGCGAAGATGACGCTCAAGAACTTGTCGATAATTACAAAAAGATTTTTGAATTGCAGTCAGAATATTCTCGTCTTGAAATTATTCAAAATAAGACTGAAAAACAAGCAAAAAGAGTTGAAGAGATTGTTGGTGAATTGCAAGTTGTTCGTCGTAGCATTGTAGAAACAGAGTCTAATTATCAAGCTCTATTCGATCATACAGCAGACGTTAAAGCTCAAAACAAATTGATCTTATGGTATGTCGTTATGCTGACATACGTTCAAGCTCCAGATGAAGATCAACCAAAACCTTATTTTGGTGGTGGAGATTTTGAAACTCGACTAGAAGAATATTACAAAAAAGAAGAATCGGACGATTCGGTTTATTTCTTGATTGCGAAAAAAGCAGCAACTATTCTAGCTTTCTGGTTCTTCAATCAAGCATCTGACAAAGAGTCTTTTGATGATCTGATGAAAAGAGTCGAGAGCAATGAACTCTAATCGTGACTGAAGAAGAGTATATTGGAATCGTTGGAGAAATATTTGATGGTTATACAGACATAGCCTACAAAGGGCAAATTGTATACATCAAGCATTTCTCTATTCGAGATCAAAGATACATTCATAAGTTTTACAACAAATACAAGTCAATTGCAGAATCAAAGGGCATCCCCTCAGAAAGGGAGATGCTCGATTCTTTATTGGAAGACGGTCTATGGAAAGACGAAGACGAGAAGCAGATTATTGGTCTAGAGCAAGAGATAGAAGGTCTGAAAGCATCTCAAAAACTCACTCTTCTTCCATCAAAAAAACAATCTATTCAAAAAATCATAGATGACAAATCACATGAGTTTATTAATTTAATCAACAAAAAAAACGAACTAGTTGGGAACACTTCTGAGAAGTATGCATCTAGAAGATCTAATGAAGAATTTATTAGATATTTACTTTACAGGGATAAAGAGTGCAAAGAACATTTTTTTACAGATGCAGAGTTTGCGGATTTAACAGATGATGAAATATCTTACTTTGTTAATTGCAATAATGCTATTTCAGAGAGGTTGAGTGAGCAAAATATACAACATGTTGTGTTAAGAGACTTCTTTAACATGTATATGTCTCAAACCGAAGATGTCAAAGGATTTTACGGAAAAGCTATTATTGAGCTTTCTGTTTACCAATTAAAACTCGCTCTTTATGCGAGAGTATTCTTTAATATGTTCCAGTATCATGATGACATTCCAGAGAGGATGAAAAAAGATCCATCAGCGATACTTAATTTTGTAGAAATGAAAAAAGGAGGTTCTAAAACTTACAATCAATCTGAAAGCGGAGCTTCTGCCGTGTTCGGAGCTACAAAAGAGGATTTGGAATACCTAGATCCAAATGCCAAAAAAGTTAGTTTATCAGAAGAGATTCAAAAAAGAGGCGGCACAATGAATATGGAAGATTTCATTAATTTGATGAGTTAGTTAGAGTCATTTTTGTGTAATCCCTTATAGGAATAAGGAATCATGCAAGCAATTCAATTACCAGTAACTCAAGTAGGTTTAGAGCAAAGTATTCAAGCCGCAATGAAGCGAGCTAGTGGATCTGCTCAAATCAATCTTGGAACAAATTCACGACAAATTAACGCTTTGTCCCAACCCTTGGGTAGAATTACTGGTCAAGCTGATGAGTTCTCAAAATCTATGGCAGCAGCTAATGCTCGCGTTCTAGCATTCGGAGCTTCTGCTGGTATTATCGCTGGAGTATCTAAGGCGATGTCTGGATTGGTAACAAGCACCATCAAGGTGGAAAAAAGTCTTGTAGAAATAAATGCCGTATTAAACAAAAGTGGCAGCGAATTAGATAAATTTGGACAGCAGATTTTTAATACAGCAAAAAATACAGGTAAATCTTTTGAAGAAGTTGCCAGCGGCGCATTAGAGTTGGCTCGTCAAGGTTTGAGTGCAGAAGATACTATTAACAGATTGAACGATGCTCTTATTCTTTCTAGACTTTCAGGATTGGATGCAGCTCAATCTGTTGAAGGTTTAACTGCCGCATTTAACTCTTTTAAAAAATCTGGTATTACAACCGCAGAGATTTTGAACAAAGTTGTTGCTGTTTCTCAAAAATATGCAGTATCGGAAAGAGATATTATTGAAGGTGTAAAACGCTCTGCTTCAGTTGCTCAACAAGCTGGAGTTTCATTTGAAGAGTTGGCGGCAGTTATTACGGCAGTTCAGCAGACTACTGCCAGAGGTGGCGCTGTTATCGGTAACAGTTTTAAAACTATTTTCGCGAGAATCCAAAGAAAAGATGTTCTTTCTGATTTGAAAGGCATGGGTATAGCAGTTGAAGATCTTCAGGGAAATGTATTACCAGCATTAAGAATTTTAGAAAATCTTGCAGCTAAATTAAATAACTTTTCTCAAATTGAACAGGCGAGTATTGCCGAAAAACTTGGTGGTGTTTTCCAGTTAGATAAATTATTGGCAGCACTTAAAGATCTTTCTTCTGAAGCTTCGGTAACTTCTGGAGCTTTAGAGGTGATGGGAAAAGCTGGAAATTCAGCGTATCAGAAAAATGTCGTCTTAAATCAAACTCTCGCTGCTTTATTGAATAAAGTTGCCGTAAGTGCTGAACAACTTGGCGCAAAACTTGGTGAAATTGGCGTAACAGACAGCTTAAAGAATGTCTTGGGATTTTTTAATGGTCTGCTAGAAGGCATTCAAAAAGTTTTGGGAGAAGAAAGTGGACTTGGTACTATGGTTCGTGGACTTGTTAAGGGTCTTGGAAATTTCTTGGGTGGTCCAGGTTTGGCTATTTTTGGTGCTATTATTCTTAAACTTTCTAAGGATTTGGTGCAGTTTGGATTTGCCAGCTTGAAAACATTCTTTGGAATTGGCAAGGCAGCGCAAGAAGTAAAAAGTGTCGAAACAGCAATCTCTCAAATCCTAGCTAAAAACGTAAACTTGCAACAGCAGTTGTTTGCGCTAGAAGGCAATAGAGCTGCTCAATTAAAAGTAATTACTGGAGCATTGGTTGAGCAAGAAGCGCTTCTTCGTAGAAGTGCTAATATTTCCTCTGGATTGGCAAAACCTCTTTACAATGTTGGGGTTAGAGCAGGTGGTTCTGGATTGCGCGTTGGCAATAGTGCTGATGGCTATATGCCAGCAGTCGCAAAAGAAAGTAAAGCGATCAAACAAGGAGTTGGTGGCGCTCGCGCAGGTGATAAGCCTGTTGTGATTCCAAACTTTAATTTTGGCGGCGGCAAAAAGGGAACGATGGTTGCACACACTGGTGAGTATGTTGTGCCTAATTTCAATGGAAGTGGCGGCTCTGCTGTGTTTAATAGACAAATGGTGCAGTCAATGGGATTGCCATCAGGAGCAAAGAAAATTAATGCGGCTGGAGGATTCGTTCCAAATTTTGCAATAAAAGGGCTAGCTGCAAAAGATTTTGACAAAGAGGGTGGAGGAGAATATAAAATATTAGCTGGGAGAATTTTTGAATCTTTGTTGCGGGGAGAAAATTATATAGATTTGACAGAAAATGTAGTTGGACCAGATATAGATAAGGGTAAATTTAAAATTAAAGAAGCTAAAATATCTGGAAAAGCAGCATGGAGAGATCCAAATTTTGGCACTGGCAAGCCAAAGGGATCTAATTTGATTTTGCCAAAAACAGCAACTGATGATTTCGATAAAAAATTGATTTTAGAAAAAGGAGCAGATATTTTTAGATCTCAAATTACTCATCAAAAACTTTTTGGAATTGCAAGAAAAATTATAGCTAGGGAAAGTGTTAAACCAGTGACTAATTTATCACGTATTGAATTAGCATCTAACGGTTTTATTCCAAACTTTGCTCCAAAATTCAATGCAGAAACCGTTAGAAAATACGCTGACGAAATTGAAAAATACAAACACCCAACAAAAGATTTCTACGAATTCCCAGATGGAACTGGTGGTTATGGATCTCAGATAAAAAATGTCTTATCAAGACAACAATCAAAAGCTGTTGCCAATAAGATAATCAAAGAGAAAAAAATAGAAGATAAGGGATTTTATAATTTAAATGCTGATGAGCTTGGCGGTATTCTTTTAGTTTCTCCTAGATTTGGCAAAAGCCAAGGATCATTGGATACTTCGATGCAGATTGGCGAAATTCCATACTTCAATCAAGATAAATCTCCGCCTATTGATAAAAATAAATATATCAAATTAGCTGGCATTAAAACATCTAATACGCCAAGTGGTAGAGATTTGAAATCTTTAAGAGCGGATGTTAATGAATTATTTTCTGATGGAATTGTAAAACTTGCATATAGATTATATGGTGAAACTTTTGACCCTGCAAGCGGAGGAGAGTTTTCTGCAAAACTACAATCTCTAGATGCTTCCAAAAAAGAACAATTGTTACCTCCTGCTGCACAAGGAGATTTATTCGAAGCTGCTGGAAAAGTAGCTCTAAATAGTTTTGCGAATTTAGAATCTTTGTTTGGTTCTGGCGAACAAAATAGACCGTTTGATTTCCAAAATCCAGAAGCATTGCGTAAAGTATTTGGCGTAAATGCCAAAAGAGGTGAAGCCAAGAGAGGAGGAGAGAAAAACTTTAGCTCTTCCAAGCAAGTTCAAGGAATAATCAAAAAAATATTCAATGATTCAGAGTATGGACAAAGCGCAGTTCAATCCCTGAAGAATCAAGGAGCGTTTAATTTTTCTAAGGCACAAAAGGCAGCGCAAGCGAAAAATGCTTTTGGAGGTTTTATTCCCAATTTTGCTCAAACGGGCCAGCTTATTGGCAGTGGGCAAGAAAGCGATGTGTTTAGAAAGGGCAATAGAGTAATTAAATATTCAAAAGGCGACGAAAGACAAGCGTCAGAAAAAGCACAGTTGAATAAAGCGATGAACTGGGCGGCTGCTAAAAACCAGCTGAATAATATTTATAAAGATGGAAAATTGAGAATTCTTCAAACTTTCCAAAGACAAGGTTTTTCTGTGCAAGCATTTGCTGGAGAAACGGGGGCAACAGTTATTAAAGATAAATTAAAAGCATTTAAATTATCAGATTTGATTGATAGAAAATTTGAAGAAGCGAGAAATCGTAATACACAAGAACCAGACTGGCTAGCTCCATTGTTTTTTGATCCTGATCCACGTAATTTTACTTTTTTAAATGGTGTAAAAGGAGATATTAATAGAGCATCTGTAGAGGAAATATTTAACGCTAATAAATTTGGTCTTATTGATATGGGAGTTTATCCTTTGAGATTGCCTGATATAAAGAAAAGAGCTGCTGGCGGCTTCCTTCCCAACTTCGCCAATCCACTCCAAGCAGCAGTAGGTCGCGAAATGGCTGCTGGTGTTCCTGCTTCACAAATTTATATTGATAAGAGTCCTGCGTTGAAGAATGCGGCAAACCCTATGGGTTTGATGGTTGCCAATCGTCGTGACGAACCCGCTGGTGGATTCCAAGGTATTAATCGCGCCAGAAGAGAAGGAGCTAATCCAATGACGTATGGTGCTGCTGGTGGGTTTGTGCCTAATTATGTCGCCGCAGTTCCAGCTCAACACCAAGCGGCAGCGTATGGTAGACCAGCAGCTTCTTCTACTGCAAATGATAAAGCAGCATCAGGTGCTGGAAAAACCCTTGTAGCTTTAGTTGCTTTCCAAAGCGCTGTTTCTGTTTTGTCTGGATTTTTAGAACAAGCGGGAGACGGCGGGAAAAAATTAGCAGAAACTCTTCAAAAGGTAGCGACAACTGCTTTGATTTTTGGAGGTATTGCTTTTAGCGATCCAATCAAAAAATTAAAAGAGTTCGCTGATGAGCTTGAAAAAACAAGAAAAGCAGCTAGAGATTCAGCAACAGATGGCTATTACAAAGGATATAGAAGCGGAAGAGCTGGAGAATCAACTGACAAGTTAAACCTCATGGGAAAAATAGGTGGCGGTGTTGGCCGTGGGGTAACATTTGCTAGAGACACAGCTTCAAATGCTTATGGTTTTGTTCGCAATAAAGCAGCTGGAGCGGCAACTGCGTTTGCTAGCACCAACATTGGAGGAAAAGTTATTGGTTTCGGTCGAGGAGTAGGAAATTTCGGTCGAGGAGTAGGAGCTGTCGGTGGTTTTGTTGGTCGAGGAATAGGAGCTGCTGGCGTTGCTGCTGGTGGTCTTCTTGGACCCATAACTCTTGCTGTTGGCGGATTTAAAGCTGTTGGTGAAGCTCTTAGTGGTTTTAGAACTTTTTCAAATTCAGCCGCAAAATCATTAGGAGAAATGTCTGTATATGCTGCCAAGGCATCTGAATCTTTGTCTGAATTAGATAAAACCGCTATAGAGGCAGAAACTAACAGAAGATATGGAGTAACAGGGGGTACTCTGTTAGGTTCAATTGCTGACATAACTGGAGCTTCAGCTATAGCCTCTGGAATTACTGGACGACAAATATCTAATACTAGTTATCGAGGACGAAATGTTGAGCTATCAAATGTATCAGAAGATACATTTAAGCAAATTGAAAAAGCCTTTATTGCTTCATACGTTGGAGCTAATAGGACTAAGTTTGCAACAGCAGAAGATGCTGCTGGCGTAGCAGCAGCGGAATTTTCTAAGAAATTCGCAGATGGTTTTGATGAATTCGATGCAGAATATATTAAAAATGATATTAAAGAATTAAGCGAAGAAGCTCAAAGATTTAGAAAAGATAATGCTGTAGCAGAAGCGCTAAAACAAGCAAAAATACAATCTGAATTAGCAGCAAGAGACGTAATTAATTTTAATAATGTTCTAGGAGATAGCGCAAATAAGATTATTCAATTAAAAGCAAAAGTATTTGAACTAAAAAGTTCTAATGAAATATTCAAGGCTCTGTCAGAAGCTGGCACTGAAAATGCTATTAATTTGTCAGAATTTCAAAAAGTTGCCCAAAAACTTGGAACAACCTTGCAATCTTTAGATGCTTCAAAAGCAGTTCAGGAATTAGATTTATTCACAAAAACAACTGAAAATATAGATAATATTGTAAGAACGAATCTTAAAGATTTAACTGTCCAAGATGTAGGTTTAGGTGAAGTATACTCGAAGATTAAAACCGATATTCTTTCTGGTGATTTAGAGAGAATAAATGCAGTAATTGCCAATCCCGCTAAAGCAAGCGATCTTATTAGATTATTTGGTCAAGATTATAGAACCGTTTTGCAAGATCTAACTAAAGAGTATGCTAATCAAACAGTAGAAATAAAAAACCAATTAAAAGAGGCTCAAAACAATGCCAATATAGAAGCATACCGATCAGCACTAGCACAACAAACAACATCTGCGCTTGAGAATCAAACCAAACAACTTGATTTGCAAAAATTAAGTTTTGAAAAAATGTCAGAGTATGCTGACAAAATTAGAGCATCGACAAGTAAAATTTCCGATTTAAATTTCGAAAAAGGTTTAATAGGTGCAACTCAAAGACAAAGACTATCAGCTCAAATTTCTAGAAGACCAGAGCTAGAGGCCAGAGCTAGAAAAGAATCTTTAAGGAATTTTCAAAAGGATAGAATTAGTTCGGTGCAGTCTTTGGAGAGTTTAATACCATCTACATTGAGTTCAGAGTTGCAGTTTAGTTTAAAGACTGGTATTTTAGAAGCCACAAAAAGCATTAGAAAGCAAAATACTTTAGATAAAGTTGCTGAAGAAGCTAATAAAAGATATGCGGAAACCGTTCAAGAAATAAATAAAGCCGTTAAAGAAGAAACGACAGAAAGAAGCCGTTTTATTGATCAAATACAAGATTCTTTGACTAATGGGAGCATTAAATTTGAAAGTTCGGTAGTTGGAGCAGCTCAAGAATTTGCTAGAATAATAAAAGCATCAAGTCTGGCTCCAAAAGAGGTGGAATTAAAAGATTTGCAATCTAAAAAAGCAGAAGCTCAAAAAGACCTTGAATCAAGAAATGTAGCGATAGAAAAATATTTGTCAGACAGAGATAAATATATAAAGAAATTTGAAAAAGGAAATCCTGGTCAAAAAAGTCTTATGCGGGATCTGCCATTTGAAAATGATTCAGAGTATTTAAAATTGACTGGCAATTTGGATAAATCACAGCAATCTTTTTTAGACTTAAATACTGCAATTGCAGAATTAGAAAAAAGGATAAAAGAATTTGTTCCAACGCCAACATTTATGCCTTCTAGTGTGATTCCACCGCTTCTAAAAAGAAAATTGGAAACTCCCGAAACCAAACCTCTGCCGACCAGTCCACCAGAAGGAACGGAAGATCCTCTTGAAGCAGCTAGATTGGAAGAAAAAGCTTCTCTACTTGAGATCGCCAATACAACTGAAAACGCAGCCGATGAATTGCAAAAACTTACTAGCGTCTCAAGAATACTAGCCGATGAGTTCATGCAGCTAAAAGATGGTATACCTGCTGCCATCGCTGCAATTATATCACAAAGAAATAAATCAATCTCTGGAGCAGAAATTCTTGGCGCTAACTATGATTTAGAAACAAATAGACAGTTAGCTGGTGCAAAAACACAAGAAGAGTATGAAAAAATCACAAGAGACCGTCAAAACAAAGGCATTGGACAACTCTTCGCCGAAGAATATGGTAAAACACCAGAAGAACAAGCTTTAGACTTGAAGAAAACCATCGTAGATGGTTCTGTTCAATTCAAAAACAATATGATCGAAGCAATTATGGGCGCTGCCGAAGGCACATCTAGTCTCAAAGATGGCTTGCGTTCTGCTGCTTACGAATTCGTAAAAATGATCAACCAAAAAATGATGAGCAACTTGGTTGACAAGCTCGTCGGTGGAAATGTTCAGAGCGGAACAGGTCAAACTAGTGGTGGATTAATTAATTTCTTCTCCAACATGTTTGCTTCTGGCGGCAAAGTAACTGGCGGTTCTGGCACTAAAGACGATGTTCCTGCAATGCTTATGGGCGGCGAATATGTCGTGAATAAGAGAGCTGTAGCAAAGTATGGCCCACAATTCCTAGAAGCCATCAACAATGGCACGCTCGCTGGATATGCTAAAGGTGGAACTGTGCAAAGAGGTCCTCAAGGAAACTTCTATACTCCAGGAACTTTTGGTCAAGGAGCTATCAGCGGTAAAAGAAACCTTTTGGATTTCGCAACCCAAAGCGGCACAACTGGTAAATATGATCAAATGGTAAATGAATCGGGCTTTCAAGCTATTCGCTTGGAACCAGAAAGCAATCGTTTGAGCTTTTCTGGCATGAGAAACTCGCCTATGTTCGAAGTTACTCAGTCAGCAAAACAACAAGCTTTTGATTTGTATCTCCAACAATATAACGCTGAACAAGAAGCTCGTAGACAATCTAAAGCGCAGAAAAAAGCTTTGACAAATCAGTTGCTGATGCTCGCTGGATCTGTCGCTTTAGGTGGACTTGGCAAAGTGGCAATGACTGGAGGAAAAGCCGCTCTTGGCTCACTTGGATCAAATGCTACACTTGGACAAAAAGCAATGGCATTCCTCAAAGGAGCGTGGAGTGGTGGAAATGTTGCTGGAACAAATCAAATGGCTGGTGGATTAAAAAATCTATTTACTGGTAATTTTAATACTGCTTTTAGATCTGGCACGGTATTGAAAGCTATTGGGCTTGATGATGGATTGCAAATAAAAAGTAGAATTCTAATGCCAGATAGAAATTCAATGTATAAAAATATATATCCTATTCCTACTGGCGATGGAGCAGACACAGAGGCATTTAATATGCTAATAGGTGAGCGTTATGCTACTGGCGGCATGATTCCATCTACTTCTGGTATCGACACTGTTCCAGCTATGCTTTCTGGTGGAGAGTTTATCATGAATAGAGCAGCGGTTCAAAACATTGGCGCAGGTAATCTTCGCTCGATGAACTCTGGAGCTGCATCTGTCACTTCAGAAGAAACAAGCAAAGATTTGAATGCCCAACTTATCGCTAAACTCGACGAACTGATTCAAGTTTCGGGGTCAAGTGGCGACATCAACATCAATGTTTCTTCTTCTGGTGATTCAAGAGAACAATCCTCAACTCAAGATGGATCGTCGCAAAGACAACAATTGGCGAGACAAATCCGCGATGCTGTGTTGCAAGTCATTCAAGAAGAAAAACGCATAGGAGGCACTCTAAGAAGATAATATGTTTGGATTTACCACTAACAACGAAAACAGAGTATTCATCAATGGCATTCAATTGCCAGGAATTGAAAGCGCAGAGTTTTCGTATTCAAATTCGTATTCTCCAAGCAGATTTTTGGGCGTGTCAACAATTCATTCTCTTGTTTCAAATGACACACAGAAGCAGTTCTCTTTTGCGCGTTACTTGATCTACAACGATCCCTGCCTACAATTTACTGGAAACTCTCCAATAAGCGGAAGCGTTCACTACGATGGCAAATCTTACGGTTTTAATAGCGGTTTTTTAACTGACTACAGCGTTAACTGCGCCGTAGGAGCTATTCCCAATGTTAATGCCAACTTTGCTGTTTATGGTCAAATGAACACTGGTATCAGTGCGTCTGGAAATGTTGTCGCTCCAACAATCTTTATTCCAAATCAAGGATCAATATCTCTGACATGCGACAATGTTTCGACTAATAGAGTTGTTGGTTTTGATTACGCTCTCAAAATCAATAGAGAGCCAATCTACACAATAGGATCTTCGTTCCCAGCAGAAGTTATCACAATGCAAGGAATAGAGTTTTCGGCATCAGTGCAAATTGATGTTGATGATGCGTTTATGCAAAATGCCGCATCTTTTCTTTCGTTAAGAGAGAACAAATCTATATCTTTTACTGTAAGATCTAGAGACGGAAACACAATACTGCAACAATTCTCTATACCAAGAGCTTCTTTGATTGGCGAGAATTTAACGTCTTCGGCAGATGGTGGGGTGAAGTTAACAATTAATTATGCGGGACAAGTATGAGTACATTTTACGATAGAACAACTGGAAACATTTCGGGTGTAAATGCATTAACATCTTTAGATTTGGTGTTTCCAGCTTTTGGATCAAGAGTGTCAATGACCGCAAGATCAAACTCTTATGAGACGCAAAACGGATATTATAATTCAATACCAATGTCCGTAAACAATCTTAATGCTAAGTTCGAGCTAAGATACGATTTGCCAGAAACCACAGCGCAACAGTTGGTGAGATTTTTAGAATCAAAAAAGGGGCAAGACTTTATTGAATTCGATGATCCATCTGACTTTTACAAAAGATTGAGTGGTGTCTGCAATAATTATGCAATCAATCACATCAATAAGCGTCATTACGAAGTAGCATTCTCTCTCGATGTTAATCAAGCTTCTTCTATACTCAATTGGTCTGGCATGTCTTATGTAAACGCGACTGTAAAAAATTGGTCAGCAGGTCAACAGTTCAAAAAATACGACATTCTTTATTCTGGCGTGAATCAAGAAAAATTAAAAAACTTTTATTATTGTACGCAAGATCACACATCTGCAAGTTCTGCTATTGATGGGCCAACAGGATCATCTGCACGATGGAGCCAAAACTTTTTCTTTGAGCCAGATGTTGGATTACAAAACGATGTGAAGATGCGAGTAGAAACCATCGAATTCAAAAACTCTTTTATTCAAAATATCAACTCAACAAAAAATACTTCGCTGATTAATTTGAGCTATAAGTTTGAGAATATTGATGACCAAAAAGCAAAAGCTATTTTTCACTTTTTAGAAAACAAGTTCGGCTACAGAAGATTCGAACATACTCCAACATCAGTATATAATCGCCCGAAAGTATATTATGCTCCAACTTGGAGCCACTCTTGGAATTATCACAATTCGCACACAATAGAAGTTAACCTTATCGAAGATCCTCTTGGGATAGTGCCATAATATGAAACCAATCTTAAAAAGCAATTCGTCATTTCTTGCAGTCAGCCCATCTCCAGCTTGGACAACTGGACAGCAGAGTGGATACTTCATGCCTTTAATTCAAGGCTCAGAAGTGTCAATTTCTTTAGAGAGACAATCTTCTAAATCGGTTGGATCTAATGCGTATGCAGTTAATGATTTAGTTAGGTCTCCAAATGTTTCGTTCAATATTAATTATTTATTTTCACCATATCTAGTTAACGAAAATTTATTTGGCATATCGTCGCCAACTACTGGAGTGGGTAAATATATAGCGTCTGGAATGTCCGATAGGGATCAAAATTTTTATTTGATTATAAATGATAAAGACGGTGAAGATGTTTTAAAAAATTTTACAGGAACTTTACCTAGAACAAATTTCAGCGGCATGACATGTATGGCAGTAGGAAATTGTTTCTTGACTAATTATTCGCTTGCATTTCAAGTAGGGAGCATACCAACAGCAACAGTATCATTCGATGCTTCCAACTTGCAAATGACTAATTTAACTGGCTCAAGAGTTAGCATTCCAGCTATAAATTTACAATCTGGCAATAATACAAATTCTGGGTTTTTAGATTTTTCTAATTTGCAAACATCTCTATCTGGCTATGCCAGCGGATTCTCTGGCAGCAAACCAAATGTATACAGACTTCCAGTTTTATCCCCACAGGGAATCAATGCAAGTTTAGATAACTTGCAAATGGGAGGGCCAGTTCTTGTTAGTGGGGCAATTCTTCAATCAATAAATCTTTCTGTACCATTCGAAAGAACCGATTTGTATGGGTTTGGCAGCAACCATGTATATGGAAGGAAGTTGCAATTGCCAATCAATGCGACCCTTGATTTAAGCGCTTTGATAACAGGATTTTCAAGCGGAAACCTTCATCTTATTAATCAATCAGAGGCATTTTATAATTTTGACATTACCTTTATAGATCACTTAAAAACTTCTTCTGGAAGACTTGAAGTAAGAGGTGCGAAACTAAATTCAGTCTCTCACTCTATGCAGGTAAATGGATCTATGGATTTCAATGCAAACTATTCAATTTCAACAAACGAGCTTTCTGGAATCAGAATGTTTAGATTGTAATTATTATTTGCCAAAATCAACTTTAATATTTTTGCTTTCAAATGATTTCATTTGATCGGGATGTTTTGCGCCTCTTCGCTTCGCAGAATAATCTTTAAAATATTTTTCTTTTACTGGATCTACGCCACCAGCCATTTCAGCTCTTTGATGGCTAAGCTCAGCGCTTTTATCGAGAAGATCGCCGTAAGTTCCTTTTTTGGAACCTGTTTTTCTAGCGAAATCTTCCGCTTTGAATGGGTCCATTTTTGAATCAATAGAAGCATGTGGGCAAGTAAAAACTCTTTTCCACGAAGTTTCTTCGCCACTTTCTCCAAAGTATTCATGTTTTTCATTCATGCCTTGGAAGATTTCGCGATACTCGTCTGTTTCTTCGTTGTGATAAATATAAATTGGCATTTTATTCAAACGACTTTAGAATTTGTTTAGCTGTAACTGCGTATGTCATGCGCTGCCCGAGATCAATACCTTTAGTGTTAATTGGGTTTGCAGCCAAAGCTTTTTCTGCTCTTTCAAAAGAAGAGACGAGAGCTTCTTCGGAATAAGCATGGAACGTCCCTTGATTAAAGGGTTGACCCGTAACGAAAAATACTCCATCGTGAGAATCAACAGGAATATCTGCATCTACAATAATAGAGTTGTCAGATGTTGCCCAATCTTTATGAGCTGTATGATTAGCAACGATAGACCACTTTCCTAAGCAGGTAGCGTTGAAAGAGGGAAGATTCCAACCCTCTGCCAAACTAAGGCCAGTCAAATCAATATCAATTGCATTCAATAGTTCATTAACTTCCTTGTTTGTTTTAAGAAATGGAAGGAAGTTGATATTCGAATATCTTTTGCCTCCAAGCAGACTTTTAATTATTTCGTTCATCTGCTCTGTTTTGAAAAAAGGATTTGTGATACAACAAGTCAACTGATACTTATTATTGTTTCCATACTTTTCCAACCACGCTTTAATGATTGCGCCAGTATTCTTTCTCTTTTCAAACTTGCCCATTAACCCAAAATGAACAACGCCTTCTAGGTATTTGCGGTCAGTTTTTTTGAAATCTTCGTCAAAGCCAAGAGGAGCGAACACAAAATTGTCACAACCTTTTTGTTTAAATTTTTCAATAGCATCATTAGAGCTTACGATTACTTTGTTTTGGGATTTGGCAATAGCAATCTCTACATCTGTAGGATCGCTACATTCGTAAAAGGTAAAAAGATTTTGACAATGAGATTTTCTGTCATCCCCACCATTAAAGTGCCACAACTTCAATGATGGAGATTTTTTTGACAACGCCGAATAACGAACATCTATTGCATTCTGCAAATACTTTTTGAACCCATCGTCAGCTCTATATGCCGACAAGTCTACATTACCAATTGGGAATAGCCCAATATCTAGATTCATTTTATAAAACTCTCTCAAAATGTTATAGGAAACATTTCCGAAACTAAGAGAGTTTAATGGAGCTTCTACTATCAGGCTATTCATAATAAATTAAAAAGGAATGTCGTCGTCTTCGTCAGCTTGAGACGAAAGATTAGTTGGCGCTGCTGGTTTATTCGAGCCTTTTTCAGATGGAAGAGAATCTCCTTTAGCTCCACCAGATTTAAGGAATTTTACAGTTTTTGCGCGAATAAAATTCTTGGTTTGTTTTTGGCCATCTTTTTCCCACGAAGAAGAACTAAGTTCTCCTTCAATATAAACCTCGCGACCTTTTACTAGATATTGCTGACAAACTTCAGCGAGTTTTTCCCAAGCTTCGACATCAATAAAGCATTTATTTTTTGCCGAATTATCAGAGATGCAAACTCTCATGCGACAGATTGCTTTTCCTGATTGTGTATGTTGGGTAGTCGGATCGGCTACCAAATGTCCAAGTGCTACGATTGTGTTATGCATTTTGTATTGTTTTTTTGATTTTGTTAATGAATTTGTCGTGAATGTCTATGCATCCCTGAATCGACATATTCAAAGAAGCGGCAATGTCTTTCCATGCGTGCGGCTTATTGTAAGCTAAACCATATCGCATGTCAAGGATTTTTTTTACTCTTTTGTCTTTTTGTTGATCAGCAAGATCCATAACCATATTCAATGTTTCTTGAGTCTGGAGATCTTCCAAAAAGAAAACGGGGTCTGGAGATTCGTCGATTGAGTTATCGAGAGACTCTCTTTGGAATTTTTTATGTTTATTATAGATATTCAAACAGCGCCATCTAGTTTCATTTGCTAGATACGTAGAAAACTTAATATTTCTTTCTGGCTCGAATTTTAAAGCAGCAGAATAAATATGGTAATCTTTCTCTTCTAAGATTTCATTTTTATCAATAAAAAATGACGCATTAGCGATTGTCTTATTGACAGTATCAATGTAAATTCCAGAATGCCGATCAATGAGAGATTGAAGGCTATCACTATCGTTCTCTTGTTTGATTTTTTCAATTAGTGAAATGTCTCCGTCCATAATGCGATTTCTTTTTCATCAATAGTTTTCTCCAATACTTCTACGGCAACAGGCTTGAGAATGCTTTGCTGCCCATCCCCAACAGTAATCCATTGCAACTGGAAGTCACACTGCTCGCGAAGAAGAGGATTATTGCGAGCTTCTTCTTCATTTGCAGGAGGAATAACATCTCCGTTTTCATCAACTCTTTCAACGTAAATACAGTAACTGCGATGACCTCTAAGCCAGTCAAGCTCATTTTGAAAGCGAATATCAGGAACAAGATAAACGACTTTCTCGTTCATTTTTTCTTCAGCTTTTTTCACCCATACGTTTTCATCAAGTTTTCTACGGACATGAGTTCCCCACGAAACAAGAAGAGGTCTGATGATACTCTTCTCTTCTGTGTTTTGCGTAAAGACATCAATTCCAAGCGTTGACATGACGAGTTCAGCAACTTCCTCTTTGAGGCAATCAGCAAGATTGATTTTTTTGCTTCGAACTCCAATGTCAGCCAAAACCTCTTGAATAAGAGCCGCCATAGTATCTTTGCCGCAGCGAGCGTTGCCACAGATACCAATAATTGTTTTTTGTTCAGTGTTCATTTTATATTCCAATTAATTTCCTTTATCTTTTCATAAAATTCAGAATCTGTCAAGTTTTGTTTAAATGAATTTATAGAAAAACAACACCAAACGATATTGCCTTTCGTGTATCCCATTCTTGGGTCTTTTCTATCTACAGATGGAGATTGCCAGCCTTGAAATCCATTTACTCTACCCTCAGACTTCATTACTAGATTAGAATAATAACATAATCCATTTTGAAGATTCCATTGATCAATTAAATCATTAATATCTAAATTAAAATCTATATTATTTTTTTTAGAATTGCTTTTTATAGCCATGAGTCTCAACTTTACATATAAATTAAAATTTTCATTAAAAGAAGATCTCCTTCTATTTTTTTTATTTGTTTCACATTTTTTAACAGAATCATATTTGTTGTAACAAGACCGACATGTTTTAGATACACCTCCAGAGAGATTTTTACTTTTATTAAAAAATGACAAATCTTTCCATTCAGAACACTTAAAGCATCTTTTGGTATTTCCATTAATAATGGGACATTGATGTTTTCTTTTAGCGTTTCTAAACTCTCTATCTATAAGTGAATGACAATTTTCGCATTCTACTACAACACACTTTCTTGATTTTTCACTTAAAGATTGAGAAATGTAACCAAATTTTGAATAAGTTAGACTTTCATTAATATTGACGTTATGGAACATATTGATTGTTACAAGAGGTTTCGGAAATTGTGAAATTTTACTTGTCAGTGCTTCCAAAGCCTTTTTTTCCTCGTTGTGTTTCGTCCAAAAGACCGATGATAAGTTCTCTTGGCTCGATTGTTTTAGCGAAAACAAGTTGACCAATTCGGTCGCCTTTTTTGTAGATTGTGCTGGGACTTACTTCGCATATCAATTGACTTCCATCAATGACCATGTCGTAAGGTTGAAAAATATATCCAAAACGCAACTTGATTGTTCCACGATAACCATTGTCAATTAATCCGACAGAATTACGCAAAAATAGATTAGTTTTGGAAATTGAACTGCGAGGCACGACAAGAGTATGGTAGCCTTTTTCTGGAGCAATTTGTAGTCCAGTATCGTATTCGATATAGTCGATCTTTTGCCAATATGGACCATAAGCAATCGTGCCAACAATATTCGGCTCGCTTGCTGCAATAATGTCATATCCAGCGTCACCAACAACAGCTGGCATCAGAATTGAATCAGCAGAATTAATTGATAGTTTCATATTACGAGTCCTCATTTTCGTCTTCATCTTCTTGAGCTTTCAAGAGTTCATCAAGATCTTTTGCAAAAGCGTGCATTCCAATGTCAGCCAAGACAATTGGGGAATAGATCATTTGAGCTTTTTCGATGTTAAATTTCACAGGCATAACTTTAATCGTAGCTCCAACAGTAAATCCTGTTGATGGAGAATCGACCTGCTGCTTCAAAGCTTTTGCCGCAGCCTCAAAAGGAGATTCTGCGTCTTCCACCAAACAATCCCATTCTGCGCTTGAGCAAAGATACGATTGAGTTTTTTTCTTATTCGTCATGTGAGTAAAATAACATAGATCGCAAAGCTTGTCAAGATCTTTTTTGGTGTAAACAAAAGAATTTTCGCCATTAAAAAAGATTAGTAATTACTTAGCGATAGCGTAGTGCGTAATCGCAAGCTTTACTTCTATTCGTAAAGTAGTACGAATACGCTTACGTATTACTTATCGTAAAGTGGTACTTCCTTATCGTTTTCCTTGTTGATTAAAAGTATTACGTTATAGAATATCAAAAGCTTTACTTCCTAAAGATCGCTAAGTACTACGTACTCATTATAACAATGAAAAATGACTTGTCAAGAAAAAAAATTAGGAAAATTTTCTGTTGACATTGGGATGATTTATGATTATCGTGTAATCACATTAGCTATGATCTTTGAAGAACAAATCTCCCGCAAGCCAAACAAATATCCTTGGACAGAACAATTTATTGAAGCCATGCATAATGGCTTTTGGACAGATAAAGAATTTAGCTTTAAAACAGACTTTCATCAATTCAAAACCTCTTTGAATGACAAGGAGCGTGAAATTATCGTGAGGACGTTGTCTGCAATTGGTCAAATTGAGGTAGCCGTTAAGACATTCTGGGCCAAGCTGGGTGAAAACCTACCACACCCTTCACTTTCTGACCTCGGCTTTGTAATGGCAAACGTAGAGGTAATTCACAACAACGCTTATGAGCGTCTATTGAGCGAATTAGACATGGAAGATATTTTTGAAGAGAACCTCAAATTGGAGTGGATCCAAGGTCGGGTTAAATATCTCAAAAAATACACGCATCGTTTTTACAAAGACTCTAAAAAACAGTATCTCTACGCGCTAATTTTGTTCACTTTGTTTGTGGAAAATGTTTCTCTTTTTAGCCAATTTTACATCATTAATTGGTTTGCAAAAAACAAAAACGTGTTGAAAGATACCGACCAACAAGTTCGTTATACAAGAAACGAAGAAGCTATTCATGCTATGGTTGGCACAAAAATCATCAATACGATTCGTGAGGAATATCCAGAGCTATTTGATGAAGAGCTTGAAGCTAGAATTCTTCATGAAGCGGATCAAGCTTTCGTTGCGGAAAGTAAAATTATTGATTGGATGGTCAATGGTATGAAAGAAGAAGGTCTTTCAGCTCCTGTTCTTAAAGAATTCATTAAGAATAGAATCAATGATTCATTGGCTGGAATCGGCTTCCCAAAAGCTTTTAAAGTTGATCAAGGATTGCTCGACGAAACATTCTGGTTCGATGAACAAGTTCTCGCTCCAAACATGACTGATTTTTTTCACTCCAGACCCGTAGAATACGCTAAAAATGCTCAATCCTACGATGAAGATGAACTATTTTAATATATGACAAGAGAAAAATACTACTGGTTAAATGAAGACTCCATTAAGTTTTTGGAGCAAGGTTATCTTAGCGAAGGGCAATCTCCTATCGCAAGAATTCAAGAAATCGCTAATGCAGCTCAAAATATTCTCGGCATCGAAGGATTCGCTGACAAATTTATTGACTACATGTCTCGCGGTTTTTACAGCCTATCCACTCCAGTGTGGATGAATTTCGGCAACGATAGAGGCAATCCAATTTCTTGCTTTAATAGCCATGTCTCTGACAGCATTGAAGCATTTTTAACAAAGCAAGCTGAAGTTGGAATGATGACCAAAGTTGGCGGAGGTACTTCTGGTTATTTTGGTGACATTCGCCCAAGGGGTTCGAAAATTTCTACAGGCGGTATTGCAGAAGGAGCCGTTCGCTGCATGGAGCTATTTGATAACGTAGCAAAGATCATTAGCCAAGGAAGCGCACGCAGAGGCAGTTTTGCGGCGTATCTACCCATTGATCATGATGACTTTGATGAGTTTATGAAGATTCGCTCTGAAGGTCACTCTATTCAGGAGATGTCTATCGCTGTCACAATTCCTGAAGGGTGGATGCAATCAATGATTGATGGCGACAAAGAGAAAAGACGTAGATGGGCTTCGGTAATTAAAAAGCGTTCTGAAACTGGTTATCCATACGTATTCTTCACAGATAACGCCAACAACCAAGCTCCTCAAGTTTATAAAGACAAGGGATATAAGATCAATGCGAGTAACCTTTGCTCTGAGATTTTTCTACCATCAACTAAAGACGAGTCGTTTGTTTGTTGCTTGTCTTCTTTGAATTTGCTTTGGTGGGATGAGATTGAAAAGACTGATGCTGTTGAAACAATGGTGATGTTCTTGGATGCTGTTATGACAGAATTTATCGAGAAGACTAAAGGTAATCGTCTGATGGAAGCTGCTCATAATTTTGCAAAAAATCATAGAGCATTGGGTATGGGAGTTCTTGGATATCACAACTACCTGCAATCAAAAATGATTGCATGGGAAAGCATGGACGCGCATTTTGAGAATATCTCAATTTTTTCAGAAATCAGAAAACGTGCTGACAATACATCAGAAAAACTCGCAGCAATGTTTGGTGAACCAGAAGTATTAAAAGGTTATGGTCGTCGCAATACTACAACTATTGCTATTGCACCCACTACGAGTTCCAGCTTTATTCTTGGTCAGGTGAGTCCTAGCATTGAGCCTCTCAACAGCAACTACTTCGTTAAGAATCTTGCCAAAGGTCAATTTACTTACCGCAATCCAAAACTTGAAGAAGTTCTGAAATCCAAAGGTAGAGATGATAAAGAAACTTGGAAGAGTATTCTACTCCACGGTGGTAGTGTTCAACATCTCGATTTTCTCACAGAACATGAGAAAGATGTTTTCAAAACATTTGCAGAACTCTCTCAAAAAGAAGTTGTGATCCATGCTGCTCAACGGCAACCATATATTGATCAGGGGCAATCTCTCAATCTCATGATTCCTGCTGGCACAAAACCAAAAGAAATCAATGAGTTGATGATCTTTGCGTGGGAGCAAGGCATTAAATCTTTGTATTACCAAAGAAGTTCCAATCCATCTCAAGATCTAGCTCGATCAATTTTAACATGCTCTAGTTGCGAAAGTTGATTTTTTATCAAAAAAAAGTGTAATAAATTCGTATGGAATTAGACTTCTCTTTGCAAATTAAAGACCTCTTTGAAAATTCAGATGCGGCTAAAAGACCAGGACCTAAAAGCGGGGCGCAAACCCCCGCTCCAACGTCTGAACGTCGAAAAGGATCAGATAAAAATCCATCTGGTTCTGCATCGAAAGATGGCGCAAAGATTCAATTTACAGAAAAGATCATCAATTCTTTGCAAGAGAAAGTCAAAAACCATAACGAAAAACACAGTAAAAAAGTCACGCTTTCTCAATTGAAGAAAGTCTATCGTCGTGGTTTAGGCGCGTTTTCTTCGTCTCACAGACCAGGACAGAATAGAAACAGTTGGGCAATGGCTCGCGTCAATATGTTTTTGAAGATGCAAGCTGGCGGCAAAGTAAAGCAATCGTATCGTGCGGCAGATCAAGATCTTGCCTCTGGTGAAGAATTGTATTACGAGCAGAAATCAGAGGACGTGTTTTGGGAGTTTGACTCTATCGACTTTGATTTAGCGCGAATTGATCTTTTGAAAGCCAATGTAGATCTTGACGAAGAAGGCGACACTGACCTCTTTGATATTGATTACAGTGAAGCTGAGAAAAAGACTCTTGGCAAGCCATTTCGTCTCCCTAGTGGCTCAAACAAAAAATTCGGTGTTTATGTCAAAAATGACAAAGGAAACACTGTGATGGTTAAATTTGGCGATCCAAATATGGAGATTCGTAGAGATGATCCTGACCGTAGAAAAAACTTCCGCGCCCGTCATCAATGCGATTCAAATCCAGGACCTCGTTGGAAAGCTCGCTATTGGAGCTGTCGCTTTTGGAGCAAAAAGCCCGTATCGTCTATGGCATCAGAAGAGTTTCTTTTGAGTGATGACGATGGCATGGATTGGGATTGGGATGATTCTTCTTTCTATAAGCAAGAAGAGCTGCTTATCGAAAATCCTGAATTGCAAAATGTCCAAATTGAGGTTGAAGAAATCGACCTATGATTTAAAATAGACTGTGAGTTCAGTCATTTTAACTTCTTACTTTTCTCGAAAAGAGCATCCCAATGAATTAGGCGATCTGCATGTTGTCGGTCGTGATTCTGATGGCAGAGTGCTTCAAAATGATTTTAAATATATTCAACCTTGGTATGAATCAATATCTCTTTTAGGTCTAGATGCTAGAGTTTTTTATGATAATTTATCTGATGATTTTATAAATAAATACACTACAGATAAAATTAAATTCATTAAAGTTAAAAACTCAGATTACTCCAATTTAGATTGGCGCTGGTTTTGTTATAGAAATTTTTTAGAAGAGAATAAATTTGATTCTGTTTTCTTGACTGATGGTTCTGACGTTACAGTTGTGAAAGATCCGAGCTGTATATTGAAAGAATTTCCAGATTTCGATTTTTTCATCTGCAAGGATAGCATTTTACTAGGAGAGTTTCCCTATCTGCAAATTCATGAAAGATTTGGTTGGAGTGATTATGTATGGTTTGCGATTATGGCTGATCGACTAGATTTGATTAACATGGGCGTTATTGGATGCTCCTACGAAAACGCTATGCTATTTTTAAATACTTTTTGTCAAGAAAGAATTAAAATGGGTTATCCAGAATTTGGTCAGGCAGACATGTGGCTCGGTCAATATGTATTTAGAAGTCTGCTTAGAGATAAGAGTATTTTAATTGGAGAACCTTTCACTAGCGTATTCAAAGGATACGAAATAGATAGAAAAGATGTTTATTTTATTCACAAATAATTTATGAAAATTTGTTTTTTAGCTCCAGGAGATATTGAGATACCTCCTATAAATTGGGGTGCTATCGAATCTATAACATGGGAGCTTTCTCAAGAATTAGAAAAAATTGGCCACAGTGTTTTAATTGTTAATCAAAAAAAACAAGAAGATGCTTATCAAGAAATCAAATCATTTGATCCAGATATTCTTCATTTGCATTATGGATCTCATTATGAACTAATGCCAAAATTTGATTGCAGAAAAATAGTTACAAATTACGACGGAACATTTATTCAGTCTCGTGTTTTTCATGATGAAATTACTCGTAAATATTTTTACGATTGTGAATTCATTCTTTATAGAGAATACGAACGAGATTTTTTTCTCAATATTGGCATCTCTCCTAATAAAATAAAACTTCTTCCTTTAGGAGTTAGATCTAGTTTTTTTAAAATTAAAAAAAATTCACCAAGCAAGGGAGACAGGTCAATCTATCTTGGGAAAATTGATTTTCGTAAAAGACAACATGCATTTCAAGGTAAAGACTTGTCTATTGATTTTGTCGGCCCGTTGTCTTGCTCTATATTTAATAGCAAAGATCCCTGTTATCTTGGCGTTTGGAGCCAATACGAAAAATATCAAAATTTGACAGAATATGGAAATTTGGTGCTTCTTTCTGTATCCGAAAACGGCAATCCTCCCCTTGTTTGCTTAGAGGCTATGTCTGCTGGCTTAGGCATAGTTATTTCAGAAACATCCAACGAACTTCTTGATACAGATAAAAAGTTTATTACTGTAATTCCCGACGATAGAATTTTTGATTTTGATTATCTTAAATCCGAAATTGAAAAAAATAGAATTTACTCTATTAATAATAGGCAGGAAATTATAGACTATGTAAGCAAAAGAGGCTGGTCTGAAATCGCTAAAAAATATAATAATTATATCAATGGATAATATTCAGCTTGAATATGACAGATGAAGAGTTAAGTCAACAAAAAACCGCAAGACTTGGAAAAAGTATTGAAATTTTAGACAAAAATAATAATATTCTTTCAGTAAAGAATATATCTCAATTCTGCCGAGAAAAAGGCTTAAACAGAAATTCTTTTCAAGCTCTTATTTCAGGAAAAATTAAACAATATCATGGATACAAACTCTCAAAATAAAAAAGTATTAGTCACTGGGGCTAGCGGTCAAGATGGGTCATATATGATTGATTTTCTTCTAGCTCATACTGATTGCGAAGTTATTGGCGCTATTAGAAGAACAAGTCAATTGATAGATTCTCATTTCAAACAACATCTTCGCAATCCAAGATTTAAAATTATTCATCTTGATTTGTCCGATCCTCACTCGATCACCAATACAATTAAAAATGAAAAGCCAGATTATTTTATTAATTTTGGCGCTCAAACTTTTGTCGCAGACTCTTGGCAATCGCCAGCAACTCATTTTCAAACAAATGCTTTAGCGGTAATACATATTCTGGAAGCGATTAAAAATTATCAACCATTGTGCAGGTTTTATAATGCTGGGTCATCTGAAGAGTTTGGAGATGTAACTTACTCTCCTCAAGATGAAAACCACCCAATGCGCCCGAGAAGCCCTTATGGAGCATCTAAGGTGGCTGCTCGATGCATTACGAAAGTTTACAGAGAAAGCTACGGTCTATATGCTATTCAAGGATTCTTATTTAATCATGAATCAGAAAGGAGACAAGATTATTTCGTAACTCGCAAAATTACAAAAGCAGTTGCTCGTATCAAGAAAGCTATCGACAGAGAAGAGGCTTATGAACTTTTGGAATTGGGCAATCTCGATTCTCGCAGAGACTGGTCTGACGCTGAGTGTTTTGTAGATGGTGTATGGAAGATGCTTAATCACACTTCGCCGCAAGAATATGTTCTCTCTTCTAATGAAACCCACACTATTCGAGAGTTTGTTGAACTCGCATTTGAATCCGCTGGAATCAATGGAGAATGGTATGGCGAAGGTCTTCACGAAGAGTTCCGTCAAAAAGAAACTGGCAGAGTATTAATGGTCATCAATGAAAAATTTTATCGCCCAGCCGAAGTAGATCTTCTTCTTGGTGATTCTACTAAAGCTCGTCAAGAGCTTGGATGGAAGCCAAAAACTTCTTTCAAAAATTTAATTGACAAGATGGTCAAAAATGATATTCTATTGCTGGATGGCAAAGAGTAAAATAAATAAAAAGCAAATACTCGCAAGACTCACGCTTGTCCCCGCAAAGGATAAGCGTTTATTTTATATGCGAGAGATGAAGCTTCTTAATGACTTGTGTGAAAGATATTCACTTGAGTTCATGAATGCTGTTTCTTTTGACAAGAAGTTTGATTCATTGGCTTACTTGGTCAGCGACAAACTCCAAGAGACAATGGATAAAAAGTTTCGCGCATTCAACTTTAAGGTTGACTTATCCAAATATCCAAGTTATGATATAGGAGAAAAGGTTGGCGAAGATGCCACAATAGACAAAAAAACAAAATCATTAAAAGACTTTTTAGATGGCTAAAATTAAACAAGATAAAGACAAAGAGGTAATCAAGTCAAGTGCGGTATTGGGTTCGTTTTTGAAACAGAATTCTGATGACCACTACAACTTTGAGGATGAAATTGATTACAAAGTTTCCAGTAGTTCTTTGCAGTTGGATTTGCGACTAGGTGGAGGTTTGGGTCCAGGCTTGCATAGATTCTGCGGCATGAACGAGGGCGGTAAAGAGCAGCCTGTATCGGAACCCGTTTTAACTCCAAACGGATGGGTTCCAATTGGTGATTTGCGGGTTGGAGATAAGGTAATAGGCTCTTGTGGACAAGAACAAATAGTTTTGGGGGTTTTCCCACAAGGCAAAAAAGATGTTTACGAAGTCGAGTTCGATGATGGATCTGTAGTCAGATGCGGTATTGAACACCTTTGGGAGACCTCTTCTTTTCAAGAGAGGCACAATGGTAAAAAATCTTCGGTAAAATCTTTAGAATATATTAAAAATACTCTACGATATGGATCTCATCTTAATCACTCTGTGAAGATTGTAAAGCCTATTGATTTCGTCGCAAAAGAATTACCTATGCCTCCTTATTTGCTTGGAGCTATTATCGGAGATGGAGGCATTACTAGTTCAGTTTTAATCTCAAATATTGATTCTGAAGTTTGGTCTGGTATTGAGAGAGATATGCGATCCACTGATCGTTATAATGGTTATCAAATCGTGCCTAGCGATAGTACAGGCATCACCAATAGAATTTCTTTTTTAAACAGTCGGAACAATCCAGTCAAAGATGATTTAGTTTTTCTTGGTCTTTTTGGATTAAAATCGGATGTGAAATTTATTCCCGAGGTTTATAAATTTGCCTCAAAAGAACAGAGGCTTGAATTGATGCGTGGTCTTATTGATACTGACGGCTATGTCAATTCTAAAAAATCAGAGGTATTGTATTATTCGACATCTGAAAGGCTTGTCGATGATGTCATCGAGTTGGCTAGATCGCTTGGATGCTTAGCAAGAAAAAGATTTAAAAAATCTTCTTACGTTACGGTTAAAGGCGTTCGAAAAACTTGTAAGGACTGCTTTATTGCCACTCTGCATTTCCCAGAAGGAGTCATTCCTTGCACAATTAAAAGAAAAGTAGACGCTTTATCTTATCGACAAATTAATTTTTGTCATTTTATTAAAGACGTTCGTTTAGTTGGCGAAGAAGAAAGTGTCTGCATTAAAGTATCGTCGTTAGACTCTCTTTACGTAACCAAAGACTATGTATTGACGCATAATACAAGCTCTGCTCTTGCATTCATGAAGAACTTTTTAGCTACTGTTCCTAATTCAAAAGGTTTTTATATTAAAGCAGAAGGTCGTCTCTCCAAAGAGATGAGAGAAAGATCTGGAATCAAGTTCGTGTTCAAGCCAGAAGAATGGGAGGCTGGTACGTGTTTTGTATTCGAGAGCAATATCTATGAAACTGTTGTCGCGGCAATGCGTGAACTCGTTACTAAAAACGAAGAAAATAATCGTTACTATTTCCTACTTGATTCAGTTGATGGATTAATCACAAAAGGCGATCTTGATAAAGATTTCGAAGATTCAAACAAAGTTGCTGGTGGCGCTGTGATTGCTGCAAACTTTATGAAGCGCCTTTCGATTGCTCTTGCTAAGAGAGGTCACATGGCAGTATTCATTAGTCAAGTTCGCGCTGACATTAAGCTCGATCCATATTCTAAAGCTCCAGTGCGCCAAACAACTGCCACGGGCGGGAATGCACTTCTGCACTTTGCAAACTTCATTCTTGAGTTTGAACCGAGATATAAAGGAGATTTAATTCTTAAAAATCCATCAGACAAGACAATTGATCCTGTGACAAACCCAATCATCGGTCACTTTGCAAAAGTGACTGTCAAGAAGTCTCCCAATGAAAAGACAAATCTTACGATTGCTTATCCAATCAAATACGGTCGCACAAACGGCAATTCTGTATGGATTGAAAAAGAAATCGTTGATCTTCTTCTTCTTTGGGAGTTTTTGACAAAAGGTGGGGCTTGGTATACAGCGACAGAAGAATTTGAAGAACTTCTCGCAGAAAATTCTCTTCAAGCATTTGGCAAGGTTCAAGGTCTCGATGCAGTATTCAATAAAATTGAACAAGACCCACAGCTCACCAAATTCCTTGTCGGGTATTTCAAGAAAGCTATTTGCAATGAAGTTTAAAACTATCAATGGCTCTGACGCAGAACTCAAGAATGCCAAAAGATATTTAATCAAATGGAGAGGCAAGAGTCGGAGCAAGTTTCAACTCTCTGTCAAACAGTTCCTCTTTCCTTATTGGAAAAACGATATTGTATTTGAAGAGTTTAAGCTTGTCGGCACTCGCCTTTCTTTTGATTTTTATAATGCTAACAAAAAAATCGCCATCGAAGTGCAAGGAGGCCAACACACGAAGTATGTTGAATTCTTTCACGGTAATCGTTTCAAATATCTCGAACAATTAAAAAGAGATGAAAAGAAATTAAAATTCTGTGAAGTTAACGGAATCACTCTTGTTGAGATTTATCCAAAGGACGAAATCAATGAAGAGCTTTTTTTATCGTTTGGCGTAATTTTGTAGTTGACAAATCAAAACAGCTCTCTAATATCAATCCAGATGATTTACAACCTAGAACTAGAAAAACAACTATTGGCAGCTCTAATCAAAGAGCCTGAAAGTTATTGCGAAATCTCAAACTTTATTAGTCACAAGGATTTTTACAGCGAAGATTCAAGCCTTCATAGTTCCATTTTCACTGTCATCAAACAAGCTATTGATGCTGGCGATCAAATTGACGAAGTTATTGTCGCGCAAAGAGTTTCTTCTCTTGGTCTATCTTTCGAGGACAGACTTAATCCTGCTGATTATATTCGATCTCTTGCAATGCGCAAAGTGCCAAAAGGCAACCTAATCAAAACAGCTAAAGAACTCAAAAAATTTACTATCCGTAGAGAGATTTACGAGTCTGCTCAAGAGATTGCGCGTAAGATGAAGTCTATTGCTCCTGATGCAAGCTACAGCCAAATCATTGGATCGGCAGATGACTCTTACAATTCTCGCATCAATCTTTATGAGATTGGCAATGACGTTCCAGAAAATATCTACGATGAAATGGAGGCTCTGATTGAAGAGCGTGGTAATAATCCTATTACCGAATTTGGAATGATGGGGCCTCATGAAAAAATCAATGAAATCTACGGATCGCTGTTGAGACCTGGGAATATTACTGTTATTGTCGCTCGATCAGGCGTAGGAAAAACTCAGTGGTGCATGGATTACTCTACAAAAGTTTCAATGAAATACGATGTTCCAGTTCTTCACTTTGACAATGGAGAGATGAGCAAAGAAGAGTTGATCATGCGTCAATGCGCAGCTATTTCTGGAGTTCCAATGCATTTGCTTGAAACAGGAAATTGGAGAAAGGCTGGCGCAGATGTAGTCGCAAAAGTTCGCGCTACTTGGCCAAAGGTCAAGAATTTAAAATTCTTTTATTACAATGTTGGCGGCATGGATGTTGATTCTATGTTGAAAGTTCTCAAGCGATTTTACTATGGAAAAATTGGTCGTGGAAATCAAATGATCTTTTCTTTCGACTATATCAAAACAACATCAGAATCTGGTGGCGGCAAGAATGAGTGGCAAGTTGTTGGAGAAATGGTAGACAAGTTTAAGAAATGTATTCAAAAAGAAATTCTACACGAAGGTCTTCCTATCATTCCAATGATCACGTCTGTTCAATCGAACAGAAGCGGTATTACAAACAATCGTCAATCGGCAAACATTATTGACGATGAAAGTATTGTTTCGTTGTCTGACCGTATTACGCAATTTTGTTCGCACATGTTTATTCTTCGCAATAAAACTGCTGACGAAATTGAAACAGAGGGTCGCAATTTTGGCACTCATAAACTGGTCAATGTTAAAGCTCGACATCTTGGCAAAGATATTGCTGGTGCTGTAGAACCTGTGAGGATTGGAGATAATTTGCGCAAGAACTTTATTAACCTTGAATTCAACAACTTCTGCATTACAGAACGAGGCGATCTTCGTGATATTGCTCGCGTTGCAGAAGGACAAATGGATCTAGAAGACGATGAATCAGACGACTTGCCAAGCTTCAATTAATCCTAATGAGATTAAACCAACGCTTGAAAAGCTTGGCTATAGGTTAATTGACTGTGGTAATCACTGGAGAGCTAGAGCTTTATACAGAGGGGGAGATAATGACACCGCCCTCTGTATCTACAAAAATAGTGGAGTTTGGACAGACTTCGCGCAGGGAGATAAAAAATTTCCATTTGAGCGATTGATCAAATTAAGCTTTGGCTCTGATTATAAATCAATAAAACACACTTTATCAACAATATCGAAATCTGAGGATTTCGTCTACACTCAAAAACAAACAATCGAAATGGACGCAGTATATCCTGAAGAAATGCTTAACAATCTATTCCCAAACTTTTCTTTTTACAAAAAGAAGGGATTGTCAGATGACACTCTTAATTTTTACAAAACTGGATTAGCTCAATCTGGCAAAATGTATCGCCGCATGGTGTTTCCAATTTACAATGAGCATAAACAAATCATTGGTTTTAGTGGAAGAAAGATAGACGACAGTAATGAAAAAATCCCAAAGTGGAAGCATATTGGGAAAAAAAAGAATTGGATTTATCCAGCTTATATCCCAGCAGAAGAGACTGTTGATTCTATTATTCAAAAAACAGGAGAAGTTGTAATCGTAGAAAGCATCGGAGATAGTATGGCTCTCTTTGAGTCTGGCGTGAAAAATAACTTGGTATCGTTTGGTCTTGGATGTCAGTCTATTATGCTTTCGTATCTCAGTTCATTTCCAATTAAAAGAATCGTCATTGCTGGAAACAATGATCTTGATGGAGAGAACCATGGTTATCTTGGCTGCGTTAAAACCCTACTAAATCTTTTACCATACTTTGATTTCAATTGTATTGAAATTAATTTGCCGCCAGAATCTTATAACGACTTCTCTGATGCATTTACTTCTGGAGTGGATTTAAAAAAATGGTATAATACTCCTGTAGACCGCTCTCAATTTATCAAAGAATTGATTGCATTTGTAGCTGCGAACAAGCAGAAATTCAAAGAAAAAGATTTGTCTATGCTAAGAAAAGTACTAAAATCAGCATGAGTGAGCCAAAAAATTCGTTATCAGCCAGCAGAATCAAAACCCTTCAGTCTTGTAGCTGGATGTATTATGCGAAGTACATTCTTGGCATTCCTGACAAATCAAACGATGGCGCAAATCGCGGCACAATTTGTCACTTAGTATTTGAAGTCCTTGGTGAGCCGCGCAGAAAAAAAATCTACGACAAGATCATCAAAAAACAAGATGTGTTTGCTGTAGAGTCAATCAAGAGATTGATATTCAAACACGCAAAACGCCTTGCTGTTGATGATGATGACAATATTGAGTTGATTAAAAAAATGACGCTCAATGGATTGATGTATGACTTCTTTGGTTTGAGCGCTGGAAAACCTACTCTAGCCGTATCAGAGCAAGACTTCGACATTGTTGTTAATGACGGCAAATTCAAATACAAAATCAAAGGATTCATTGACAAACTATTTCTCTACAAGAAACAAAAGTTTGCGCTCATTCGAGATTTCAAAACTAGCCGCGAAACTTTTAAGGGCAAAGAAGTGAAAGATAATTTGCAAGACTACATGTATAGCCTTGCAGTCAAACATCTATTTCCAGAATATATCAATAGAGCGAGTGAGTTTTTGTTTTTGAAGTTTGAGTTGGATGATTCTAAAAACTCTGGAGTCATTAAAATGGCCCCCATTACTGATGACGACCTAGAGGGATTTGAGTATCAACTTACAGCGATTCAAGAATACCTTGATAACTTTTCTGAAGAAGATGCTCATTCAAACTTTGCAGCAAAGCAACCTTTTCCAACTGACAAATCATTTAGTGGTCCATTGCAATGTGGATTTGCTAAATCTCCAGGACAGCTAAAGAAAGATGGAACACCAATGTGGGCATGTTCTTGTAAGTGGGCTTTTGATTATTATGCGACCGTTGATGAAAATGGTAAGCAATTAAAATCATATTTTAATGAATCTGAAATACCAGAAGGGCAAAAATATGAAAAAAGAACCTATAAAGGTTGTCCCGCACACCAAAAAAGTTCTTGACATCGTTCGGAGAATGATATATTCTCTTGTCGATGATTCCTATTTTTACATCTCACTTCTCGATAGGAAAGAGTATTCTGACTCTTTCTCATCCAGACAAACAAACCAGCGATGGTTCTGATAGCATCTTTTCAATCGCTAAAGAAAGCGGTTTGAAGAATCTTTTCTTGGTTGAGGAATCAATGACTGGATTCTTCGAAGCCTTTAGAATTTCTAAAGAGCTAGGCATTCAATTACACTTCGGCTACAAATTCGTATGTTGCAACTCTGATGCCAATATCAAGTCTAATCATAAGCTTATTGCCTTTGCCAAAAATGACGCTGGTTGCAAAGCTTTGAATCAATTGTATTCTTTCATCAATACAAGTCAAAAGGGCGCTATCTCTAATGACGATCTAATCTCTCACTGGAGCGACGATCTGATGTTAGCTGTTCCTTTTTATGACTCATTTATTTTTAATAATCAAATGATTATGGGTAATTGCATTCCAAATATCGCACCGCTCAATCCAGTCTTTTTCATCGAGTCTAATGGGCTTCCATTTGATGAACTAATCAAGAAAGCTGTGCATCGTTATGCGCGAGATACTATGCCAGATGCATCAATTCAATTAGTGCAATCTATTTTCTATAAGCACAAATCTGACTGCGATGCCTTTCAGACATATAAGATTCTCAGTGACCGCAAATTTGGCAAGCAAGCGACACTCTCTTGCCCCAACTTAGAACACTTTGGCAGCGATGAATTTTGCTGGGAACAATACGAACAAAAACTTAAAACAATAATGAACCAACCATGAACGACCTACTAAGATTTAAGAAAGATCAGAACTACATTGTTTTTGATACGGAAACAGAAGGATTGAACTTGGTATACTCTAGACCTTGGCAAGCTTCTTGGGTTATTTGTCGCGGCAACAATATCATCTCTAAACACGATCACTTTATTCGCTGGGACAATATCAACGTATCTCCTGATGCTGCCAGAATTACAGGCTTCAACAAGGAGAATTACTACAGAAAAGCAGAAGACCCAAAAGAAGTTTTCCTAAAACTAAATAAGTACTTAAGCGATCCTTCTTTTCTTGTGATTGGACAAAATCTGCTTGGTTTCGACGTTTACATGGTCAACATTTGGCGCAAACTTCTTGGTATGAATAGCGACTACTCCTATATCAATAGGATTATTGATACAAAATCAATCTCAACTGCCATCTTCAAACAGATTCTCCCCGATAAGGAAAATTTTCTATCTTGGCAATATAAGATGCTGCATATTCGCGAGAAAGGTCTAAAAACAAACCAAGCATTCATGCTTAAATACTACGACATTCCGCACGATCCAAAACGCCTACACGATAGTCTCTACGATGTAGAGATGACTTTCGAAATCTTCAAAAAACAAATCTTTAATATTGACCTATGATTGAACAATTCTCACATTACGAATCCCCATTTCCAGCAGGGGTAAAACTTCCTAAAATCCAAATCGAAAAGCGTTATTACCAACAGCTTGGTATTTCTGATGATATTTCAAATTTTGAATTTTTGCGCCGCATTTGCTTCGAGGGAGTAAAGAAGCGTGGTATTCTTGAATATCCAAACAAAGAAAAATACTTTGAGAGGCTCAAGATGGAGCTTTCTATTTTTGAGGAGTTAGGTTTTATTGATTATGTTTTGCTGAATTGGGACATCATCAACTTCTGCCATGAAACTGGTATTCCTACGGGCGCAGGTAGAGGCTCAGCACCTGGAAGTTTGGTGCTATACGCTATTGGCGTAACTAACATCGACCCAATCAAACACGATTTATTCTTCGAACGATTTGTATCTAAAAGTCGCGCTCGCAAAATTGAACATAACGGAGAAATCTTTTTAGATGGATCTTTGCTGTGCGATGTTGATAACGACATTAGCTACGACAGACGACAAGAAGTGCTAGATTACATCAATAAAAAATACGCTGGCAAAACGTCCAAAATTCTCACGCTGAATACTTTGAGTGGCAAACTCTGCATCAAAGAGTGCGGAAAGGTCGTTAGCGAAATGTCAGAGTCTGAAGTGAATATCGTCAGCGATAGCATTCCTAAAAAATTTGGCAAAGTAGCTAAATTGGAAGTAGCCTATCAAGAAAGCGAAGCTTTCAAAGAGTTTGCGAATAACAACAAGAAAGTTTATCGCATTGCCAAAAAACTCGAAGGCTTGAATAAAAATGTCGGCGTTCATCCATCTGGAATCGCTATTAGCTATTACCCTTTGGAAGAAGTGATGCCCGTGCAAAACACTGGAGAAGAGGCTTTGGTTTCTGGATACGACATGAACAATGTCGCAGAATTGATGGTTAAGTTCGATATTCTTGGTCTGCGCACGTTATCTGTTGTCAATGATGTTTGCAAGCAGATTGGCTTGAATGCTCACGATATTGATGTTGAGCATCCATCTATTTATGCAGCGCTGCAAACTCTTCAAGCTCCCAAAGGACTCTTCCAGATCGAGGCTGATACAAACTTCAAAGTAGCTCAGAAAGTTGCACCTCAAAATCTAGAGCAGCTTTCTGCTGTGGTGGCTATTGCAAGACCTGGGGCATTAGACTTCTTGGATAAGTATGCAGAATACGTGAGAACAGGAGAGTCGCAATCTATTCACCCGTTCTTTGACGATGTATTGTCCTATACTGGTAACATTCCTTTGTTTCAAGAGCAGTTGATGAAGATGGCTGTAAAAGTAGGATTCAACCTAGACGAAGCTGAACAGCTCCGTCGAATCGTCGGCAAGAAAAAAGTCGATAAGATGGCAGAATGGAAAGATAAGATCTCTCAAAAAATCAAAGAGAATAATCTTGATCCAGTAATCGGCGATGTGCTATGGAAAGTCGCAGAAGACTCCGCAAACTATTCGTTCAATAAGTCTCACTCGATGGCTTACGCTTATCTTGCAGCAACTACTGTTTATCTGAAATTCAACTATCCTCAGCAGTTCTTTTTGAGCCTACTAAAATTCGCGCAGTTCGAGCCTAATTCTCACGAAGAAATCCTCAAAATCTCTCAAGAGCTTTCTTCATTTGGCATCAAGCTGCTTCCGCCAAGCCTCACGAAATCTGAAATTGATTTTTCTATTGAAGGCAGTGACATTCGTTATGGCTTGAATACAATCAAAGGAGTATCCACCAAATCGCTGGAAGCATTGCTTGAATTTCGCGAGGGAGCATTCCCAAACAAGTATGAGGTGTTCATGGCAGCAAAACAAGCTGGAGTAAATATCGGATTGGTATCTGCTTTGATTCAAGCTGGTCTATTAGATAGTTTTGTCGAAAAAGATCGCTGCCGTTTGGTATTAGAGGCTCAAACATTTAACGTGTTAACAGAAAGAGAAAAAAGAAACTTGGTAGCGCTCGGAGAAAAATACAATTACAATCTTTTGGAAAGCATTAACGATTGCGTTAAAAACCAATTGGTTGGAGACGATAACAAACCAATCTTCTCTGCAAAAAGATTCGAAACATTCAAAACAAAATATCAACCCTACCGACAAATCTACGATCAAAATAAAAAACACATTAAATATGCAAATTGGTTCTTTGAAAGCAAGCTGCTTGGCTACAGTTATTCGCAAAACATTCGCGAAGTCTTTAAAGATGCGAGCCAGTCTCACTTCGTATCTTCTCAAGATCTTCATTCTGTTGATAACAATACCACTGTTTGCTCTGTTGGTTTTGTCGTGGACTCTATCTCTAGGACTAGCGCTAGCGGCAATAAGTATGCTCGTATTGACATTGCTGATGAGCGGGGCAATATATCAATGCTACTTATGGACAATTCGAGAGAAGCTAAACTCACAAGTTTTCTCAACTCTGGTAAAAAAATTCCTAAAAAAGGAGAAGTCGTGATTGGTATTGGTCAAAAAAATAACGACATTATTATGCTTGACAAGCTCGTTCTTTTAGAGGATAAAATTTACATGAAGCTCTCTGAGCTGAAGTAATAGTGTAATAAATTATGATGGACTTAGACAAAAAAAATTGGACATTCCGAGCTTTAGAATCTTGGCAGCAAGTTACTAAGTTTGCTGCTTCTAAAAACCACAAAATGACGAACATCTATCATTTGTTTGTTTGTCTATGGGAAAACAGCAACGAATCCTTTATTGAGTTTTTAAACAGTAAAGGTATAGAGATTTCAGACAAGGTTATTTCTTTAAGCTTTAATAAATTTGTTAAGAAATATCCAGAGTATTTTCTTACTCTTGAAATGGATGATATTGTTGAAGCTGAAATTCATAAATGCGTAGCAAATGCAACAGCTCTAGCTCACCAACAAGACAATCTTTTTATTGGAACTGAGCATTTTATTTGGAGCGTATTGGAGACTTCCGAGAAGTTTTCAGAAATTCTTTTGCAAAACAATATTGACACAGAATATCTGAAAAAATGCATTAAAAAATTTCTTAAAAATCCAGACCTACAATTTTCTGATCCATCGAAGCTTCTTGAAGATGGTATTTTGGAAGAAGAAGACGCAGAGGAAATGGCTCAACTTTCAGAATCTCAAATCGAGCGTTTTTGCACTTCGCTTAACGAAGCGGTTCAGAAACCTGAATTTGGGATCATCTCTGGAAGAGATAAAGAAATCAACAGTCTTGAAGAAATTCTGTCGTGCAAAGTTAAGAGCAATTGCATTTTGATTGGTGAAGCTGGCACAGGAAAAACATCGGTAGTAGAGGGTCTTGCTCAGATTCTTTCTACACCAAAGTATAACGGTCCTCTAAAAAACAAAACAATCTATTCTCTTGATGTCGGAGCCTTGATTGCTGGAAGTAAATATCGTGGGCAATTTGAAGTGAGGTTCAACAAACTAATTTCGGAACTAAAAGAAGATGAAGATGCTATTTTGTTTATTGACGAAATCCATACTATTATTGGAGCTGGTGGCAAAGAAGGCTCTCCAGATTTGGCTAACCTGCTTAAACCAGCTTTGGCTCGCGGAGAAATCAAATGCATTGGAGCTACCACTTCTTCAGAATACAAAAAATACTTTGAAAAAGATCCAGCGCTCACAAGAAGATTTCATCCTCTTGACATCAAAGAGCCAGATGTAGAGCAGATGAAAGAAATTGCGGCGAAAGCTTGCCCATCGTATGAAAAGTATCATGGAGTGAAATTCTCCAAAAAGCTTTTGAATTTATCTATCGAAATGTGCGAAACTTATCTTCCACACAAAAAATTCATCGACAAAGCTTTTGATGTAATTGATCGAACTTTTGCAAAGGCAAAAATGAGAACTTCTCAAGAAGAATCAACAGATAAAGCTGTACGAGTTGATGATCTTCTTTATGTTGTTTCAGAATTGTCGGGAGTGAGCTTTGAAGTCTTAGAAAAAAATCTAAACAAAAAATTCTCTGATATTCCAGAGAACTTCAAAAAAGAAATCTTTGGACAAGACAAAGCCGTCGATAAAATTTACAACTGTCTTGCTTGTGCAAAGGCTGGACTCAATTCTCCAGACCGCCCACTCTCAAGCTTCTTGTTTGTTGGTCCAACAAGCACAGGAAAAACTCATACCGCCAAAAAGATAGCGAAAGAGTTTTTTGGCAATGATCAAAGTTATCTGCAAATTAATATGAGCGAGTATCAAGACCCCGTGTCAGTTTCTCGATTAATTGGTGCGAGTGCTGGATATGTTGGTTTCGACGAGGGAGGAGTTCTCACTGAATTTGTTCGTAAAAACCCAAACAGTCTTATTTTGTTTGACGAGATTGAAAAAGGAAGCTTTTCAGTATTGAATCTATTGCTTCAAATTCTAGACGAAGGTAAACTTAGAGATTCTTTTGGAAGAGACATTGACTTCAAAAAAACCATCATTGTATTGACTAGCAATATTGGCGCACAAGAGGCAGCTAAGCCGTTTATGGGCTTTATATCTAATTCAAATGATTCTAATCAAACATTTTTGAGTTCACTCAACCAAGCGCTATCTCCAGAAATGAGATCTCGCATTGATGAGATTGTTGTATTTGAGAAAATGAATGAAGAGTCACTAGAAAAACTGTTCAATCAATATCTCCAAGATTTATTGCAGAAAGCAGAAAAAAAAGGAATTAAAATTAACTGTGAACTCTCCATCCGCGATTTGGCAAGTGATTTTAGAAACATGCACGCTCGCGAAATTAAAAATCTTCTTCGCAATAAGATTCAAACTCCGCTGGCTCATAAGATCGCTTCGGGCAAAAAAATCAACAAATTGACAATAAAAGTTGTTGACAAAGAAGTTATTCTAGTTTAGTATATCGGTGTTATGAGTAAATCAATTAATGAAAAAGCAGTAAAAGCAATGAAAGAAAGCCGTGGCCGTTTCTTTGGCATGTATCTTAACAGCGGCGAAGTATTCAACGCTCAGTTCCGAAAAGAGACTCCGCAAACAGTAAT